ACTCATGCATGAAGGCCAACGTGGTACACAATGGAACCACTGCATTCATATCAGTTTACGGCATAGTGAACACAGGCAGCTCAGACACAGCGACCCTTACTGCTGAATACAGCGGTGGCACTGTGTATGTGTATGCTGTCAGCACCGGTGGTGCAAGCACAGCCACAGTGCAGTACTCATTGTCAGCTGTATAATAGAGTCAAACCATAAAATTTGCCAAAAACGGTAAATATGTCAGCGATAGAGATCTATCGCAATAATAATAACAATCATGCGGGAGATATGGAACCATGACAACAAGAAACTTTAGGGTCAATAACGGATTATCAGTAGGTGATGTCGTTATCGACGCTTCAACAAATAAAATAACAGGATTATCAACATCAGCACCAAGCGCGGATGGAGATGTGGCCACTAAGAAATACGTGGATGATTCAGTGTCAGCACTGTCATCTAACTCAATCACACAGGGCAACTCCAACGTCACAGTCACAGACGCGGGCACAGGAACCATCAAGACCACGGTGGACGGCACTGACGTGATCGTTGCCACTGCATCCGGAGTGACCATACAGAACTTGACGGTTAGTGGAACACAGACCATCAACAACGTTCAAACATTTGAAGTGGCCGACGCCATCATAGCAGTCAACAGCAACGTCACAGATGCCAACAACATGCCAAGATGGAGCGGTATACACATCCACAGAGGATCTGGATCAGCAGCACTGGATCAGGATCTTTACTGGGTATGGGATGATGCCTACAATGACGACGTGTCAACTATATTTCCAGAATCGGCAGGAGGAGCTTTCACTGCTCTGAGAGCCACGCACAATGAGGTGTCAGGAAACCCCAATGATGACTTCGTTCTAGCCGACATCAGATGCAGAGTTATCAATGCCACAGCAACTTCAGCTCAGTACGCGGATATCGCGGAGAGATTTGCAGCAGATGCTCCAATCACTCCAGGCGCGGTGGTGATGTTGGGTGGTGCACAAGAGATCACAGAAACAGCAGAAGATTTATCAGACAAGGTGTTTGGTGTGGTAAGCACACAGCCAGCCTACATGATGAACTCGGGAGCTGGTAACAACGAATCACACCCTTTCGTGGCCATGACTGGTAGAACTCCAGTACGAGTTATCGGTACAGTGAACAAAGGTGACAGAATAGTATCATCTAGCGTAAAAGGCACTGCTAGAGCTGCTCGAACTGGTGAATCAATCAACCCTTTCCACGTGATTGGAAGAGCTCTTGAGAGCAAATCCGATGAGGGCATTGGATTGGTAAATTGTTTCGTTCAAGCCAAGAACTAATAAGTACTACACTTCCTAAGTAGTTGAAAAGGGCCGCAAGGCCCTTTTCTGTTTCGAGCATAAATATCCATACAGTCCGGCCCACTATGTAACAGGGCTCTGCGAGCATATGCTCGTTGATATATTTTTATAGAGAGGATCCTGCAGTATGGCCATAGGCCGTATCACTGGATCGGTGTTGAAGAGTAACCTTACTCGTAACGGCGTCGATCTGGCATTTGAAACAAACCTGTTGTATCTCGATGTGACGAACAGTCGAGTAGGCATAGGAACCTCTGAACCCATCACAGCATTACACGTAGTAGGCACCACCACAGTCACAGGAGCACTGAACATATCAGGCGCACTGACAGCGGGATCTTTCAGCCCCGACACGATCTCAGTTAATAATTTATACAGCACGGACAGCACGGCCATACAAGTCAATGATGGGTTGAACGTGCAGGGCACACTAACAGCCAACACTTTCGTGACCAATGAGATCTCCAGCTCCGAGTCATCGGCAATACAGATCAACGATGGATTGAATGTCAGGGGATCGCTCACAGCCACAGGATTGGTTGCCAACAACATCACGTACCCAACCACAGACGGCAGCAATGGTCAGGTGTTGCAGACCAACGGTGCGGGACTATTAACATTCGCCGACGCAGGTGGCGGTGGGGGCGGAAACAACACTGCCACAAGACAATTCAGCCACCTAAGATTGACCACTAGCAGCACAGTGATAGATGAATTTGACATAGCGGAATATCGAGCAGCGGTATATCACATCAGCACAGAGGATGTGACCAATTCTCTCACAGGCATGACCACACTGAGCGTGGTGCATGATGGATCAACTGCCTACAGCAACCAGCATGAGAGCAACGAAGACAGCACCAACCTGGCAACGTTTTCAGTTGCCATCAGTGGCACAAAAGTGCAGATATCCGCACAGGCCAATGCTCAATCATCACACGTGAATCTAAGGCTGTACAGGATAGCACTGGGAGATCATCACGACACAGTGGCCAACACCAACAGCAAGATCATAGTAACAACCACGGGCATAGGCAGCACCGCAGTGACGTTGGATCAGTTCACCAAGACCGACATACAGGGAGCCAAGTATTACATATTGATCAAGGACACCGCCGCGGCTCAATATCAGTTGTCAGAAATGAGCGTGGTACATGATGGCACCACAGTGTATTTCAATGACTACGCCAAAGTACTGACCAATTTAAATCAAGAGACCACTTTTTCAGCGGATATATCAGGCAGCACTGTTAATCTTAAAGCCATATCTGGAGGCAGCAACACAGGCACTGCAATCATGTACAGGATCGACCTTGGATCGGCAACCAAGTTGGGAGAATATGATGGCATGTTGTATGGCAAGGCCGGAGATGTGGATTCCTCTGCACAAACCGTAGATTCTTTTGACGCACTGGAGCGCAGGACGGCCAAATATTTGGTCACAGTGGCCAACACAGACACAGGCACATATCAAAATTCAGAAATCACCCTGGTCACAGATGGCACAAATGCCTACATCACAGAATCTGTGGTGTTGAGTGGCAGCAACTCGCTGACCACATTCACAGCTGATGTCACAGGTGGCAGAGCAAGATTGAGAGCAGTAGGATCACCGGCCAACAACGAGATATATTTTGCAAGACTGAGCTCAGTGAAGCCAGTGATATATCGAGCAACCAATCACACAGCGGACAATTTCTATCTAGATGGAGACAACATATCATTCCATGATACCTTGTTTGATTTAAGCGGAACCACAGGAGCAATTATACTACCATCTGGTTCATCAGCACAGCAGCCCACAGGTCAGGTCGGCATGCTGCGTTACAACACCAGCCTGGGCAGATATGAGAAATGGGATGGCTCATCATTCGTGGACATATTGGCCACAACTGCGGCAGCTTCTGACACTTCCAACGTCAGTTTACCCACTCCCACAACGGGCATAGGAACTACCATAACGACCATAGATTCATTCACCACTGGTGCCTTTGACAGCGCCTACTACTATGCTGTCACACGTGATGAGATCAACAACGAGACGCACACCGGCAGATACACCCTGGTTCACAACAATAGTGACGCATTCGTATCTCACTCCAATGGTGTGCAATCTGGCAGCAACGATCAGATCGCCGTGACAGCGGACATCAATGCCGGCACTGTGAGATTGAGGGCCACCGGTTCTTCTGTGGTCAACTCTGTGTCATTGTACAGGATCGCACTGGGAGACAGCACCACTGCAGGCACAGCCGGTAACACTGCCACAATTATTAATACAGACGTGGACAGCGCCATAGAGGATTTAGACACATGGAGCGCAAGCACATACAGGGGGGCCAAATATTTTATATCAGTCAATGCGGAAGGTATAACCGAACTATCTAATCTTGAAGCAGTAGTGGTTCATGATGGCAGCGACGCATATATCACGATCTACAACGAGATCAATACCGGCAACAACAGCCTGATCACACTCACAGCTGATGTCAGCGCTGGATCCGTAAGATTGCGTGGCACAGGAAACACACCAAATCTTAGAGTGACCATGTACAGGATATTACTGGGAGACAGCGAGACCACCGCCACAGGAGACAACACCAAGACAGTGGGGGCAAGCTCGGTGTCCAGCTCTGCCACTTCCATAGACACATTCTCAACCGAATCATTCACTGGAGCCCAATATGTGGTTGTGGGCTACAACTCCGCTGAGGGAGCTGCATCCATATCAGAGGTGCACGTGGTAACGGATGGTTCGGACGCATATGTTTCTTCTGGACCCATAGTCAGTACCAAGGGATCAGATCAATTGACTTTTACAGCAGCATTATCAGGAACCACTGTGACATTATCAGCTGCTTCAACATCGGGCAGCAGCACCACAGTGAACGCATTTAGAGTATCTCTGTTAAGAACATCCGCTGGAGCTGCCACATCGGAAACTGTGTTGATATCTCCGGCACAGACCATCACAGGACAGAAGACATTTTCAGCAGAAGTAGTATTGAACAGCATCAGCTCTATAGACAGCACCGCAATACAGGTCAACGATGGTGTAAACATCAGTGGCACACTGACTGCCAACACATTTGTTACCAATAATATTTCTTCTTCTGAATCCTCAGCCATACAGATCAACGATGCCGTGAATATCAGTGGATCACTAACTGCTAATACATTAAAAACTGATAGCACTGCCACAATCAGCGGCACACTGACTGCCAACACTATTGTTACTAATGATATTTCTTCTGCAGACAGCACTGCTGTACAAATCAACGATGGCGTGAATGTGAGTGGAGCTATGAGTGTTTCTGGTTCCTATCAAGTTAATGGTAAACAAGCAGTCAACGGCCCTGCGTTCAGAGCGTATATAAATTCTGAACAGGCAATTACTTCGGGTAGTCAACAGAAAGTGACATTTGGCAGTGAAACATTCGATACTAACAGTAACTTTAGTTCAAGTCGCTTCACTCCTACCATAGAAGGCTATTATCAACTCAACGCCACGGTGCGTATTGAAGGTAATTCAGGCACAGGCGAAGTTATGATTACCATATGGAAAAACGGAAACGAATATGCTCGGGGCACCAATGAGCAAGGAACTGAACAAGGTGCAAACTGGTATTCAATGCAGGTATCTGACTTAGCCTATGCCAACGGCACTGGAGACTATTTTGAGATTTACATACAACAAGGTAGTGGTGGCAATAGAAATACAACTGCCGGCACAAATATTTCTTATTTTAGCGGCAGTATGATAAGAGGAGCTTAATTTCAATTTGGTAAAGTTTTATAACCCCATAACTAACATATCTTGGTGCTGAAAAAGCACAATTTCACCACGCATATTGACAGATCCTCTTTTTCATGTTATAAATACAGCTGACACAACAAAAACACAAACACACACACAGAAAGGAGTTTTTATTATGTCAAACATCAAATCAAAAAGCGGCTACGAAATACGTGCCGATCTACTAGGACTTGCGAAACAGATCGCTGAGTTCAACTACACAATCAAACAAGCCGAGTACGAGTACAGCCTAAAGAAAGATGGTGACCAAGTGGTTGCTGAGTTCAAGGCTCCGGTAGTGACTGCGGAAGACATCATTGACACAGCAAAGAAATTCAATGATTTCGTAACCAACGGTCAGAACTACACAGAACAGGCTCAAGTTTTGGTTGAGAACGTGAAGAAGTTCAATGATAAAGTTCAGGAAAGTTTTAAGCCTGAAACCATTCAGAAGAACGTGAAAGAATTTCAAGACAATGTTCAGAAATTCTATTCAGTTTTCACCAACGGTGTAGCTAAAAACTAATACCCAAAAACGACTCACTGAGCTCGGCAACGGGCTCGGTGTGTGATCAGGATATAAAAATGCAACCGTATAACGAATGCGAAAATCGCTGGCTGAGTGGAGCTAAAAAAAAATTAAAGAAACACTGGATGGAATATGAACCAGTGTATGCAATATTGACAGGTATACTTGGCATTGCCTTGTTGGTGTTGGCTGTGGTAACAAGTGTATCCAGCTTTTATTAAAATAAGCAACTAATATTGCAAATTTTTTTAGATAAGTACAGTATGTTCAATCCAATGGACTTCTTTCCTGGCTTTGTGTCCGCACAGACAGGACCTATGCGTAGTCTCAACACAGAGGTAGCCCCCAACGCAGGCAATTTTCAAGAATATACCTACGAATTAGAATGGATGGAATGTCATTGGAATCATGTCTATCGATGCATAGACATGGTCACTGCCTATTGGTATCCTTGGATCGATCGATCCTCTTTACAAAAAATGTATACCGATCTAAACAATTAGATCCAGTATCGTTTGTAATTTACCTTTAATGCTTTTATTATTTAGAGTGTTTCTCAATCCTGCATGGAGATTTTTTGGCCAATATTCAAATGCACACCAGGCATAACCATTGTGTTCATGATTTAATCGTGGAAGGAATTCTTCTGTAACACATATCACATAGGTATGGAAAAAAAATTTCTGATCGTTGCTGGTGAACAGCTCCAATGGTATGACTTTTTTAAAAGCACTGGTTTGACCCACTTCTTCCTCTATTTCTCTCTTTAATCCTTCAAAAGCACTCTCTGTGTATCTCATTTTTCCACCCACCAATCCCCACATGCCGCGAGTCTTGGCGTCATTGCGTTGTAGGAATAGGAATCTCTTCGTGCTGACAGCGTAGAACAACGCACCAGAGCATATGATATTGTCTTGCATTTAATGATTATAGCACAAGTGTCCAACGACCTGCAATATAGATACCTTCATAACTTTTTACCCATGTAGTGCCATTCCATCGGTATTGTATGCCTGTGTTTAGGTTGGTAACATAGGCCAATGTGCTGTCGGGATTGGATGCGTCCCATACTACACCCCATTTGCCTGATGTAGAATTATATTCTATGATGTCATTCACGCTGGCTCTCAAATTACCCCACGCCACAGCGTCAAACGTGTTGGTGCTGTCACCAATTTCGTCTGTGATTAAATATCTTGTGCTGTTGGTGGGAGTGCCTGGATTGAATGTTAGAGGATTGATTATCTTGCTCACTGCGGTCAGAGTGTTCTGTGGTATTGTGTCACTGTCTATGCTGAATAATAATATAGTCTCATCCAATGAACTGGTAGCTATAGTGCCCACCACTTCGTTGCCATTGTCTTGTTCTAATTTGATCTGACTCAATCCATTGGTTATCTTGCCATATTGGTTCAATAAGATATTCCAGTTCAGTGGTTGCCCAAACTGTTCGAATGGATCTAAATTTGTGTCTGATCTGGCCCCCGTGTAAAATCCATCACCGCCCGAACCAACACTGGTTCCTGAGCTGCCCAATAATCTCAACTGGTTACCCGTTAAAAGCAATCCGTAATTGTTTGGTGTGATGTAAGATTTTGATATTAATGTACCGTCTATCAATCCCTCAGCGATGCCACCATCGTCTTCGTACACACTCATGATAATCTTCTGTATAACACCCAATTTGGAAACTTTAACTGGAGGTGACAACCATATAGGCATGCTGAAGCTGATCGACGCCACGTCTATCTCTGTGTCAGCACCCACCGGTATGGTCCTCGAACTGAATGTTATCCCCGTCAGCTCGATGTAACTCAAGCTGGTCCAATCGATATAGTTGTCACTCTTTTGAATTTCAAAATCTGGATTGAAAAGATATAGAATCTGTTCCAATATCTGCAATTTCATGTCGGTGTTGGTGGTGAATATGTCAGCATTGACATTCAATCTAAATGGACTTGGCATCACTTTTTCTATGGTATATCCTGCTCCCAGGGTGTTGTCATATTCTCCTGTGGTCTCGTTGTAATTTCTTTCTTTGAGATGTTGTTTTTCTATGTGATAGGGATTCTGCATTCTTTCTCGGTCGTATTCCAATGCCGTTATATATGCAGCTATCTTTGGTGCTGATTGCAGAGCATTCTCACTATTATTTCTGATGATGTTGGCCACCTGTCGGGTCATGTCACCGTAGGTCACTGGCACCTGTCTCAATTGCACAGTGCCGTCTTTGCCCTTGCCCAATTCAATAGAAAAATTACTCAGCACTCTTATAAACTGAGTCATGAATTTTCTAATCTGTCCGTCGTAAAAATGCAACATTAATTGTCAGCCTTTGGTTTTAGAGCATCACTCAATGCCTGTCTCTGCTCCACAGTAAGTCCATTGATCGTGGTAGTGCTGCTGTTGTTAATAAATCCAGTTTTGAAAGTGTTTCTGGTGCTGTTATTAGTTGTGGTCAATCTAACACTGTCTTCCACTTTCACCCATCGTAGACCATCATAACGGAAAAGACGATTAGGCAAGTAGTCAGTTCTTAACCAATAATCACCCTTGTTGACATTGGATGTTGGGAAACTGGTTCCAAACCCTGCAGGATACCCGTTGGGTGGTATGCCATCGCCGTTGTAGTAGAACCCATAGTGGCTGCTGGCTGGTGTGTCTATCACTGCATTGATTGACTTGTCTGATGACACTGTTTCTCCCTGATCATTGACACCATCTATTCTCACATTGCCTCGCTCATCAATGGGTGTGACATAAAATTGTTTGTAATTGAATCCGGATTTTGGAGCGTCTGCTTCGGCTTGATTTACTATGGCATCGTTGATTTCTTTTTCTTTGTTATAGGTACTCATGTAACTGGCAAGAGAACCTTCTGTGGAGGCATCTCCTATTATATCTCGGAATTCTTGGCTGTCTACCAGTGTTTTTAATTTTAATCTTAATAGATGAGGCCAATATGTGGGCGAGAATCCTTCAGCAGATCTATTCACATCTTCTATGACATAGAATCTTTTCAGGGCTATGGGTATGCTGGCGTTTAGACTGTAGTCATCTTTTAAATTAGGGAATTCCACTACATCTCCCGACATGGGTTTTCTGCCCAATCTTTCCACCACATCATTGAGATGCACGGTCAAGAACAGGGTGTCATTCTGCAGGAACATTCCAAATTGGCTGAGATTAAAATCTGTGTCTTGCACATTGTAGATACCTCTGATAATGTATATATCTGCATCGTATTTTCTATCTCTGTTCTCTAAAAATAGTAGGTCTTGTATGGTTCTATCATTCAAGCTATCACCAGAATAATGCGGTTGAGTGGGACTAGCATCTCCGTCTTTAGTGCCCTCTTCGCCCTGATCGTAGATACCTATGTATTTGTGAAAGTAGATGTCCACTCCCCCTACCTGGAACATCTCATTAATAGTGCGATCAAAAAACTTATAATCGTTGCCCTTTTCCGGCTTGTATATTGATAAACGTGGCATACTAACCATATTTATGGAAAAGGATCTAGCCATAAATATCCATATGTCAGAGTTACAAACAATGCAGCAGGAAGTTTACGACTACGTCAAAACCAACCTAGGGGATGGCATGATTGACGTGGAATTGGACCCAAAACACTATCAAACGGCATTGGAAAGAGCGATCAATCGCTATAGACAGAGATCCAGCAATGCTGTGGAAGAAAGCTATGCTTTTCTAGATCTTAAAGAGAATCAAAACAAGTACATATTACCCGATGAGATTATCAACGTGAGACAGATCAACAGAGCCACTGTGGGATCCAGGGGAGATGGACAGGGTGGAACTCTGTTTGAACCTTTCAACTTAGCCTACACCAACACCTATCTATTGAGAACAGGTGCCACTGGTGGATTGGCCACTTATTACGCATTCGCATCATACCAGGAATTGGTAGGAAAAATGTTTGGTTCATTCATACAACATCATTATGATAATGCCACAAAAACTTTGACCATAACTCAGCGTCCAAGGATTGATACAGAAAGAGTACTGTTACACACAGATAATTTTAGACCCGACATCACTCTATTAAGAGACCTGTATAGTAAGCCATGGATCAGAGATTATACACTGGCTGTCAGCAAAACAATGCTGGGAGAAGCAAGAAGTAAATTTGCCACCATTAATGGTCCACAGGGTGGTACTACTCTAAATGGCGAAGTATTAAAACAAGATGGTATGGCCATGATGGAAAAATTAGATCAAGAGATCAATAATTTCATCGATGGTGGTATGCCAACCAGTTTTATTATCGGTTAATTCTTTTTATTATCTTTTAATTCTTTAAAACTCTAGATTAAATATATTTGATTATGGCTAACACAGGCATTAAAAAAATACGCGATCTAACACTGGAAGAACTAGAAGATCTAGTAACCGCATTGGAAAATATGAGCAGAGTGGCAGATCAGTCCGCAATGCGAGAACAAATATTAAACACAGTCAAAAAAGTCAAGCAAGAGATTGCAAAAAGATTAAAAAACCTATAATATAATCTTATGCTTATAGGATTAGTAGGATTAATTGGATCTGGCAAAGACACAGTGGCAGATTTTTTGGTCAAAGAATACGGATTCCAAAGAGACAGTTTTGCAAAATCATTGAAAGATGCTGTCAGCGCAATATTTGGTTGGGATAGAGAATTGTTGGAAGGTGCCACACAAGAGAGCAGGATGTGGAGAGAAAGAATCGATCCTTATTGGAGCAATAAACTTGATAAAGCAGTGACTCCAAGATATATTCTACAATACTGGGGCACCGAAGTCATGCGAGGGCATTTCCATGACAGCATTTGGATAGACTCGTTCACTGCTCGCTACAAAGGTGGAAAAATAGTACTCAGTGACACAAGATTTATCAATGAAATAGAAACTATCAGAGCATTAAAAGGTAGAGTTGTCCTTGTTAGACGGGGACCTATACCCACACAAAAAGAAATGCAAGAGAGAGCAGTGCATCAAAGCGAGTGGGATTGGATAGGACAAAAATTTGATTATGAGATAGATAATTCTGGCAATTTAGATGATTTAAAAAAGCAAGTGGATATTATGATCAAGCATCTACTTCGAGATCCCCAATAGACCAACCCAATTCCTGTGTACTTTTTAGCCGCTGACAATTAGAACAAATAGTTTTTAAATTGTACACAGAAACATTATTTTTGTTTCCGTCCACATGGAACACATCCATTTGTGATTCATGCACAGATTTAAATCCGCACAACTCACAACGATTTTTCTTACGATATCCAGACTGAAACCAGCGTGTGGGGCCATTGACTCGTAAATTCTTGCTCTTGCGTATACAGGTGTCACACTGGCTACGCCAATAGATTTTAGTGCCTTTACGATAGCCATATGCTCTAGGCTTGGATTTACAAGTATTACACAGGGGTCGTTTCATACATGTATTTACGTACCCTATATAGGCACCAAAATTGTCAAGATAACGCCGTAAAAACCGTGCAGAACAATAAATAAGTCTAGTTATACTTGCAAGGAGAACTTAAAAATGGCATTAACATCACCAGGCGTAGAAGTCACAGTAATTAATGAGAGTTTCTATGTACCATCAGACGCGGGAACAACACCACTAATAATTGTTGCTTCAGCACAAGACAAATTAAACGGTGCTGGAACCAGCACAGCAGCAGGCACACAAACTGCTAACGCAAATTCAGTATATTTGATCTCTTCTCAAAGAGAGTTAACAGAGACTTTTGGAGATCCAAAATTTTACACAGATTCATCAGGCAACGCATTGAATGGTTATGAGCTAAACGAATATGGCTTGCAAGCAGCTTATTCATTCTTGGGTATTGCTAACAGAGCTTTCGTATTGAGAGCGAACGTGGACCTTTCGGAACTGGCTGGCAGTGCAACTGCACCAACAGCAGCACCAACTAATGGCACTTACTGGTTTGATTTATCATCTACTAGCTATGGATTGTTTGAGTGGTCAAGAACCGATCAGGCATTCACTGCCATAGATCCAATCGTTATCACATCAGTAGACGATCTAGTTGGAGGAGTATCTACAGGAGCACCAAAAACTTCTATTGGTTCTATCGGTAGCTATGCTATCAACACCACACACGTGACCAACAAAACTTATTATAAAACTTCATCAAACACTTGGGTGCAAGTGGGCAGCCAATCATGGATTGATGCTAGAGGAACTCAAGCCCTGTTCGCACAGGCCTCTCACACAGCGAGACCCCTTTGGAAGACAGACGAATTAAATGCAGCCACAGGTTCGGTATGGTTTAAGACTACCACTCCAAACTCTGGTGCTGATATAGTGGTAAAAATTTACAGCTCAAGCACAGGTGCTTTCTCAACAGTAGATGCTCCGTTGTATGCCACTAATCATGCTGCCATCTATGGATTGGATCCAGTGAACGGTGGAACAGGATTAGCGACAGGTGATCTTTACACTCAGTACAACGTGACTGAACAATATGACAGTGACACTGGTGTAGATTCCACAGACACAACATTAACTGTGCAAGATTTTCAAATCTTCAGATATCAAGGTGGTGCCACAACAATAACTTCAAATACAACATCACCAACATTCACAAGCGGACACACTTTCAAAATAGCAGAATCTAAAAAAGCTCAGTCTAGTCTAGCTGCAGGAGTAACAGTTACTCTAGCTGGCACAGATGCTGATGCTTTCGTGGCTGCTGTTAGTGCTGCAGGATTAACGAATGTATCTGCAACTAAAATTTCAACTGGTGCTATTCAAATGACACATGCACTGGGTGGAGAATTTAGAATGTGGAATACCAATTCAGGCACAGCTCTAGAAGATGCAGGATTTGGCGCTACCAATGCACACAGCTATGGAACATACACAGCAAACTCTGCTACTTTAGTAGACAACTTATATGACACTCCGGCTGGAACTGCAGAAGACTCTACAGTATATCCTCAAGATTCTACATTGAACAACCTAGTTGTTGCTTCTAACTGGAAACGTTTAAGCTACACAGCTTCCTCTTCAGAACCAAGCAATCAACCAGCAGATGGCACTCTATGGTACAACACCAATTTAGAAGCTGACATCATGACGCACAATGGTACAACTTGGGTGGGATATCAAAACGGAACTTTTGGTGGAACTGCTTTGACTGCAACTGATCCTAATGGTCCTCAATTTTCAGCAACTAAGCCCACTACTCAATCAGATGGAACTGCATTAGTAAAAGGTGACCTGTGGATCGACACCAGCGATCTTGAAAACTATCCTAAGATCTACAGATATGACACAGGATTGACAGATGGTGCTGATTTCGTGTTACTTGACAACACTGATCAAACCACAGAAGATGGTATAGTGTTTGCCGATGCAAGATCTAACACAGCTTCTGCTAAAACAGATTCAAGCTCAACAGGTGGTGCTCCAACAGACAGCACAATCAAAGCTCTATTAACTGACAACTTCTTAGATCCAGATGCTCCGGATCCAGCTTTATATCCAAAAGAAATCTTGTTATTCAACACAAGAAGAT